CCAGGAGCATGTCGAAATTGCTCTTGGCTATGCGATCACCCGCAAGGCCATTGACGACAACCTCTACAAGACCCAGTTCGCTCCGTCGAACCTCGGCCTGATTGAATCCTTCCATCAGACCAAGGAAATCTACGCGGCGAATGTGCTGAACACCGCCACGACGTATGATGCGAACGTGGGCGGCGACGGCAAGGCTCTTATCGCCAACGATCACCCGATTGACGGTGGTACGGTTTCCAACCGCCCGACGACCTACGTCGAGCTGAACGAAGCCACCCTGCTTAACGGGATGATCTCCGTCCGCACGAACTTCAAGGACCAGGCCGGTCTGAAGATGTTCTCTCGTGCGCGTCGTCTCGTGGTTCCCCCGGCTCTTGAGCCGGTTGCGATCCGTCTCACGAAGACGGAACTGCGTCCGGGCACTGCGGATAACGACATCAACGCTATCATGATGACCAGCGGCGGGTTGCCGGAGGGTTACATGGTGAACGACTATCTCACGTCGGCCACCGCGTGGTTCCTCCTCACCAACATCGACGGCCTGTCGTACATGGAGCGCGTTGCGTTCGAAACGGACATGCAGGTTGACTTTACTACAGACAACCTTCTCGTCAAGGGTTACGAACGTTACAGCTTCGGTTACTACAACTGGCGTTCGATCTTCGGGTCGTTCCCGTCGTAACAACAAAGAGGGGCGGGGTAATGCCTCGCCCCTTTTAGGTTAACATCCCCGATAGCCAGCCTGGGCTCAGATTGTGTTGGGGATTGGTCCGCAGGAGGACATGATGGGCGCAACGCATTTTTCCGGTCCCGTAGTCTCGGCTGCGGGCTTTATTAGCGGCGATAGCGACGTTATCGCTGGCGAGCTTGGCGGCACGGGCACCAATGCCTCGCCGTATGCCATGGGTTCTACGGCGGACCTGAAGCTGTATGCCAACTACGCTGAGACCACCGCGACGACTGGCGACACCCGCCTGCTGTACGACAAGCTCTTCTTCGAAGGCGCTGGCGGCTCTGGCGAGGTTCACCGCGTTTATGGCGTTGTCAACAACGTCACGGCGGCGACTGGCGGCACGGTAAACGGTTCGCACATCTCGCTGGACATCAACGGCGCTTCCGGCGCGATCTCTGGCGCGGCCAATGCTATCAGGGCAACTCTTGGTGGCACCGCTACAACTCCGGGCGGTACTCTTGCTGCCCTTCAGGTTGACAGCAACTTCGCTGCGGGCGTGACTCTTCCGGGCTCTACTTCGTTCATTCGTGTGACCGACACGAATACGACGAAGATCCCCAGCCTGCTGAACATCCCCGCCCCGGCCAACGGGTCGATTTTTGCAACGCACACGACGCAGACTATGACCCACTCCATTCGCATCGTTGCGAGCGGCGTGAACTACTACGTCATGTGTACCGACAGCGCGACGAACCGCGGCTAACATGATCTCACCTGATCTTTTGGCTGCAAAAAAGGAACTGTTGATTAAGCAGCGGGACAACGCTCTCGCGATTTATCAGCAGGCGGTTGGGGCTTTGGCTTTGATTGAAAATCTGGAGCCCTATGCCGAGAACCAAAAGCAAGCGATGACGCTGGAGGAGTTTGCTCAGAGCGTCGGCGCTGAAAGTGCAGAAATCGTCTCTAACACGGGACCATAGGAGGTTCTGATGGGTGCTTACGAAGGTAAGGCTTCTACGATTAAGGAAGCCAAAGAGAAGACCAACGGCTTCAAGAAGGGCGGCAAGACTATGGCCAAGAAGGTCATGTCGAAGGCTGAGCGTCCGGCCCGCAAGAGCGGTGGCGGTGTGATGTCCTCGGCGGCTTCCGGCACGCCGCGCGGCAAGGCTTCTCATTACTGATCGTCTCCCCCTTCGACGTATCGGTAATGGGAGCGGGGGCCTTTGCGCCCCCGCACTTGCATGGAGGGTGTGATGGCAAAATCTCCAGCTTGGACAAATAAAGAGGGACAAGGCTGAAAAACCATGTATGATTTGTCCATGCAAAAGTTCAATTCATACATCATTCGTCGTCCCGAGGATGGTTCTTCGGCCATTTGCCCTAAGTGCGGCATTGACCGGCCATTGCTTCATTATTATCGCCACAGTGAGCGCAAGGATGGTGCAATTCGTTACCGTCCGTATTGTAAACCTTGCCGTGCGGCCAGACCGCGCCAACAGAAGCCAAAGCCGGTTCACTCGGCAATCATGGCGAGTGGCCGTCAAACTTGCCGATTTTGTTGTGAAAACAAACCTATAACTGAATTTTATGCTAACGGCTGCTTTAATGATGGGAGCCGAAAATATAGGTCCAGGTGTAAGGCATGTGTCTTAAGTATAGCAAAAGAAAAAAGCTACATTTGGTACAAATCAAAAGCCCAAAAAAGGTCAGAAACACCCAAAAACTTTTTGTCCGGTATCCTTAACCATGCTGCGAAACGTAAACAACACCTTGGGTTCGATATTGACCTTGTTTACATTGTTCGAATTTATGAAGCCCAAAACGGGAAGTGCGCAGTTAGCGGGGTTGAGATGACGTACTTAGCGGGGTCGGGGCGTTTGCAAACTAATATCAGTATTGATCGAATTGATAGTTCAAAAGGGTATCTGAGGGGGAACGTTCAGCTTGTTTGCGACGTTGTAAACAGGATGAAGCAGGACATGCCTGAAGAAGCTCTAAAGTGGTGGTGCCGCCGCATTATAGGAGATAACGATGCCTAGTCACCGTACGCCAGCTTGGCAAAGATCTGAGGGTAAAAATCCATCCGGCGGCCTTTCTGCTAAGGGCCGCGCCAGCGCCAAACGCGAAGGCATGAACCTTAAGCCCCCGGTCTCTAAAGAGCAGGCCGAAAAAAGCGATTCGGCGGCAGGACGCCGGAAGTCATTCTGTGCAAGGATGACCGGCATGAAGCGCAAACTCACTGGCGCGGCTGCCGCTGCTGATCCCAACAGCCGGATCAACAAATCCCTTCGCAAATGGGACTGCTGACATGGCATCCAAGCCACAAAATTCTGGCCTTTGGGGCCGCGCCAAGGCCGCAGCTAGAGCCAAATTTGACGTGTATCCTAGCGCATATGCGAATGCGTGGGCGTCCAAGTGGTACAAGGAAAAGGGCGGAAAGTGGTCTGGCGACGATAATCGCGTCAACAAAGAGTCCGGTGGTGGCTTGGGCAAATGGTTCAAGGAAGACTGGCGCGATGTGAAAACCGGCGAGGAATGTGGTAGAATACCGGGTGAGAGGAGCAAGCGTCCTTATCCCGCCTGCCGTCCTGCTGCTGCTGCGTCAGCAATGACCAAGGAGCAGAAGGCGACGATGGCGAAGAAAAAGACCAGCTCTAGGAGACAATCTTGGCCGGTTTCGCCGTCTGGTGCGAAGAAGGAAAGCTGAAATGCAGTATCGCACAATTTCTCAGGTCAACGCCGGGCGAAGCGAAGTCATTGTGGTTGATGATTTCCAGACACCGTTCAATGTTGGCTTGGCGGCTAAAATCACCGCCGGAACTCCGACATTTAGCATCCAGTACTCTTTGGATGATCCTCTGGCTCCGGGATACGACAAAGATACGGCGCTTTGGTTCTCTGTCACCGGCCTGTCCGGGGTTTCGGCTAACTCTTCCGCCGCCCTGATTGTTCCATGCCGAGCAGTCTGCATCTACATGGCCCCTGCCCAGACCGGGACCGTTGAATTGAAGACCGTTCAGGCTGGCCCTGTTTAATAGGTGACTTATGGCGACCAGCGGAACGTATACGTTTAATCCTTCGCTGGGCGAATTGGTTATCTATTCGTACCAGAACATCGGTGTTCGCCCGACCGCGATCCTGCAAGAGCACATGGACTCTGCTCGGATGGCGACCAACATGATGTTGGCTCGCTGGGCGAACCAAGGAGTCAACCTTTGGTGCGTTGATCTTGTGACGACATCGCTTGTCCAAGGCACGTCAACGTATCCTGTTGATTCCAATACAGTCATGATTCTGGATGCCTACATCTCTACGGTCAGTAATGGGGTGTCCACAGACCGCATCATCCTGCCCATCAGCAGGACGGAGTACGCCAGCTATCCAAACAAGGCTCAGCAGGGCTTTCCGACCGTGTACTGGTTTGACCGCCTGATTTCTCCGACGGTCACCATTTGGCCTGTGCCGGATGGCAGCCAGACCAGCCTGAAGTATTATCGCGTCCGCCAGTTGCAGGACAGCAACCTTCAGAATGCTGAGCAGGTAGAGATCCCGTATCTTTGGCTGGAGGCGTTTGCGGACGGCTTGGCATACCGACTGGCGCGGATATGGAGCCCTCAGATTGCTCCTGCACTGAAGGCGCAGGCTGACGAGTCCTATGACATCGCATCCCGCCAGAACGTGGAAACCGCGCAGCAGTACATCTCGCCCATGATTTCTGGATATTTCCGGTAGGAGGAAGCATGGGATACGCTTCCCGATCAGGCCGCGCCAGAACAAGCCCGAGTAATCCAAGAGCTTTTGGCGTCTGCGACCGCTGCGGCTTTTGGTACAATCATTATACCCTGCGCTGGCAGTATGACTGGGCTGGAGCCTCGCTTGTAAATAAGCGGCTTCTGGTCTGTAACACCTGCTATGACGAGCCTCAGAACCAGCTTCGGGCTATTGTTGTGCCTGCCGATCCTGTGCCGGTCGTGAACCCGCGCACGGAGAATTATGTTAACGCTTCTACCGACAGCCGCCAGGTATCCGGGTATAATACGGTAGATTCACAAACCGGCATTCCTGTTCCGGGTGGCGATACGCGTATTACACAGGGCGACGACACGCGGGTTACTCAGCAGACTGGCGAACCTCCGGGTGGTTTAAATCAGCAACCCGGCACGGACCCCAACGCTCCGGGCAACAACGATCCTGGCTTGCCCTACGGGTTCACTGAGGTTCCGAAGACTGGGCCTCTGTAAGGAGATTTGGAAGTGGCGAACGTACAAATTCCTAATCTTCCGGCAGCCGTATCTTTGACCGGCAATGAGCAGCTTGAGGCTGTTCAATCGGGTACGTCCGTTCGCGTCACCACTTCGCAGATCGCTGGATTAAATCCAGGCCCTACCGGCCCCACTGGTGTTGTTGGCCCTACTGGCCCCACTGGTCCAACCGGGCCGACAGGCGATACTGGGGCCACTGGGAGTCAAGGCGCTCAGGGTCCGACTGGGGGGCAGGGGCCTGTTGGCCCGACTGGTGTAATGGGACCGACCGGCCCAACCGGCAGCATAGGCGTAGTTGGCCCTACCGGCCCGACCGGACCAACAGGTCCGACTGGCCCGACTGGAGTTGTGGGGGCGACTGGCCCTACAGGGGACACTGGACCCACCGGCCCATCATCTACTGTCGCTGGCCCCACCGGCCCGACCGGCGATACCGGCCCCACAGGCCCAACTGGCGCTGCTTCGACCGTTGCTGGCCCGACTGGCCCAACCGGCGCGGCTGGAACTTCATCCAATTTGTTCCTGTACCGTGCCAATACGGCAGCGACCAGCGGCTATCCCGGTGATGGCGACATCATCTGGAACAATGCAACGCAGACCAGCGCGACTTCGATCAACGTCAGTCACCTGACTGATTCCAACCTCGACATCGACATCTTTTTGGCATTGCTCACGAACACTGAGCAGTTTGTCATTCAGAGCCAGACCGCCAGTGGGGACAATCAAGTTTGGCAAATCAACGGGACGCCGACGGTCACAAACCAAGGCA